GGTGCTTGCAGCACAGCAGCGCGCTCAAAAGCTCGCCGCCAATCGTCCTTCTTACAAATCGAACTAGGAGTTTTAAATGTCAGTTCTCGTCAATGAGTTGACCTTGGGCGATTTGCTCAAGTATGAGGAAGAGTCCCTCTATTCCCGTGACCAAGTCACAGTCGCTGAAGGCCAGAACTTGCGCATCGGTACGGTCCTTGGCCGTGTGGATGTCAATGGCAAGGTCAAAGCGCTTGATCCTGCTGCCACCGATGGCACCCAAATCGCCACGGCTGTTTTATTGCAGTCCGTGGATGCCACCACAGGCGACAAGTCCAGCGGCATCGCTGCGACCCGTCAGGCCATCGTCGCGCACCACGCACTCGTGTGGCCCGCAGCCATCACCGCCGAAGAAAAAGCGACTGCCACAGCGCAGCTCGAAGCCGTCGGCATTCTCGTTCGTCAAGGAGTCTAAGTAATGAACAATCCTTTCCAGTCCCCCGCGTTTTCAATGACCGCATTGACCGCCGCGATCAACATCTTGCCCAATCAGTTCGGCAAGATTGAACAGATCAACCTCATGCCTGCCAAGCCTGTGCGTTTTCGCCAGATTGCCATTGAAGAGCGTGATGGCGTGTTGAACCTCTTGCCCACATTGCCTGTGGGTGCCCCCGGTACTGTGGGCCAGCGCAGCCGTCGCAAGTTGCGTTCGTTCATGATTCCTCACATCCCACACGACGATGTGGTGTTGCCCGAGGAAATTCAAGGCCTGCGCGCTTTTGGTTCGGAGACAGACACCGAGACCGTGGCCAACGTGATGACTGATCACTTGCAGTCCATGCGCAACAAGCACGCGATCACTTTGGAGCACTTGCGTATGGGTGCTCTGAAAGGCGTGATCTTGGATGCGGATGGGTCCTTGCTGTACGACCTGTTTGAAGAGTTTCAGATCACGCCTGCCGTGTTCAATTTCGAACTCAACAAAAAAGACACAGACGTCAAGAAAAAGTGCCTGGACCTGAAGCGCTACTTTGAGCTCAACCTCAAAGGAGAGTACATGACCAATGTGCGTGTGCTGGTGTCTTCGGACTTTTTCGATGCGCTCACCAGTCACCCCAATGTGATCCGTGCGTACCAGCTCACCCAAGAAAGCGCCATGTTGCGCACGGACCAACGCTCTGGTTTCACCTTTGCAGGTGTGACCTTTGAAGAGTACTTGGGGCAAGCGACCGACATGTTGGGCAATCTGCGCCGCTTCATTGAGCCCGGCGAAGGCCAGGCATTCCCTGAGGGCACGCTCGATACCTTTGCCACGTACTTCGCACCCGCCGACTTCAATGAGACGGTCAATACATTGGGCCAGCCGCTGTATGCCAAGCAAGAGCCGCGTGACTTCGGACGCGGTACGGACTTGCACACGCAGAGCAACCCGTTGCCCATGTGCCATCGTCCGAGCTTGTTGGTCAAAGTCTTAGCCAGCTGAGGGGATAGTTGATGAGTCGAGATCCTTTCGTTCAGCTCATCTCTCGGTTGTTTCTTCGCTTGGGGACTCCTGCTGTGTACATCACACAAGCGGGGGTCTCCCTCGATGTGCGGGTGATCGCCAAAGCGCCCGATGCGGTTCAAGACTTCGGTCAAACCCATCTGGTGGTCGACACACAGCGCTTTGATTTGATGGCGTCCGAGGTCAAACAGCCAAGAGAAGGGGACCGATTGGTGTTGGGTGGGACGCGCTATGTCCTCCATGGGGAGCCGCTTATTGACCGTGAGCGGCTTGTCTGGACGGTGAGTGCATCTATCTGGCCGGAGGATTGAGCGTGTCTTCAAGACTTATTGCTGCGTTGAGCGGCAATCTGCAAGAACTCATGGCGGCTGAACTCAAGGCGGCCAGACATGCGGTGACCACCGGTGTGCGTGACGCCACCGATGGCCTCAAAGGTGAGCTGCGCAGTCAGATCACTGGGGCTGGACTTGGGGCACGTCTTGCCAATACCTGGCGCGGAGAGGTTTATCCCAAGGGGCGTGAGAGTCTGGGCGCTGCAGGTTTTGTTTACAGCCGAGCACCCGTGGTCGTAGCTGCCCATGACGCGGGTGCGTTGATTCGTTCGAAGAACGGGTTTTGGCTCTCCATTCCCTTACCAGCTGCTGGCACGGGGCCACGGGGCAAACGCATCACACCGGGACTTTGGGAGCGCATGCGAGGCCAGAGACTTCGATTTGTCTACCGAGCTGGTAAGCCGTCACTCTTGGTGGCGGACAACCAACGTGCAAAAGCAGGCAAGCGGGGTGGTTTCACAAGCGCTTCTGCTTCGGCGCAACAGTCGGGCAAGGGGCTGGTGAGTGTGCCGATTTTCTTGTTGGTGCCTCAGGCTCAGCTCAAGAAGAAGATCGACATCAATTCAGCCGTTCAACGCTGGGAATCCCAGCTCATACAAAACGTCATCTCCAACTGGCCCGATGAATGAGGGCGAGAGTTGATTTACCGGAGCAGGCCATGAGCCTGTTTTTTTATGTCCAAACGTGAAGAAGCCGTCGGGGCTTTGTTTCAGTTGTTGGGGCAGTTGCCCCTTGGTGGCAATGTCCCTAAGCGCAACAGTGCACTGCCCGAGCGCATGACAGAGCACGCCATGGTGGTGCTGCGCGATGGCGACATGAATGATGTCGAGGTGATGCTCTCGCCACTGACCTATCAATGGGAGCACTCAGCCAATTTGGAGGTGTACGTGAGTCACCCCGATGGCGCGGAGCGAGACGCGCGCATGGATGCGCTGCTTAAGCAGTTCTCGACCCTTGTCAGGGCAGACCGGACTTTGGGTGGCATTGTGGAGTTCATCGAAATTCATCCTCCGAAGTTTGAGGAAGTCGCCCCCGATGGTGCTGTGGGCATCAAGGCCTGCACCTTGGATGTGGTGATGCATTACGCAAGCAGCGATCCGCTGGCTTGAATCTTTTTGTAATTGGAGAAAAACTATGGCCCGTGCCTATGGCGCAAATGCCAGCTTGCTGGCTGCATTCGAACCTTCCTACGGAACGCACCCCAGTGGCACGACCGAGTACTGGAAGCTCCCCTTTGTGTCCACCTCATTGGGGTCTGAACAAGGCCTCATTGCCAATGACTTAATTGGACTGGGGCGAGACCCCAGCGCTCCGATTCGCGATGTCATCAAGGTCGAGGGGGACATGGTGGTGCCCATCGATTTGCGCAACTTCGGTTTGTGGCTCAAAGCATTGCTGGGAGCTCCTGTTTCCACAGGCGATGTAGATCATCAGCACACCTTTGGCTCTGGCCAGCCTGTCTTACCAAGCCTCGCGCTTGAGACGGGCTTGCCTGATATTCCCGCGTACTTCGAGTCTTCGGGTGTGATGGTCAACTCTGTTCAGGTCAAGTTCGCGCGCTCAGGCGCAGCGGATGCGACTTTGGGCTTGATCGCGCAAGGGGAAGTCAAGCAACTGGTGTCAGTGGATGCAACGCCACAGACGCTGGGCATCACCCGCTTTAACCAGTTCCAAGGTTCGATCAAAAAGAACGGACAGGCACTTGGCAACGTGGTGGCAGCACAACTCACCTATTCAAACAACCTGGCCCGCATTGAGACCATCCGCTCTGACGGAAAAATCGAAGGCGCTGATCCAACCGTTGCCAGTCTGACCGGAAACCTTGAGGTTCGATTTGCGGATACAGACCTCATTGATGCGGCAACCAGCAACGCGCCACTGGAGTTGACGTTCAGCTACGTCATTGATGCCACGAAGAGTTTGACCTTCATCGCGCATGAGGTGTACCTGCCAAAGCCCAAGCTCTCCATCTCTGGGCCTGGTGGCATTCAAGCTACTTTCAACTGGCAAGCCGCCAAGAACACAGCCGCCGGTCGGATGTTCACAGTCATTCTTCACAACGATGTGGCCAGCTATTGAGCCACTCAAAGAGACTCATTCCCATGCTCAAACTGAACTTAAAACGTGAGCCGTATTGGCTCGACTTGAACCATGGCGTGCGCGTCAAGGTCAAACCCGCGACCACTGCGCTGGTCATGGCCGCCCGCCACGCGGCATCTGTCATCGATGGCAAAGACCATGCTGCAGCGGGGCAACGCACCGCGACGTTGATCACCGAACTTGCCAAGCTGGCTGTGTTGGCTTGGGAGGGGGTGGGGGATGAAAAAGGCAAGACCACACCAGTAACCCCAGAGGGTATTGAAGCCTTGATGGAGCTGTGGCCCGTGGCCGACGCTTTCGAGCGCGAGTATCTGGCTGCGCTGTATTTGCTGGATGCAGAAAAAAACGCCTGAAGGCTCGTACCGAATGGCACTTCGGTGGCGGGCCCACGTACTGCGAAGCGTGCCCAACAACGTGTCCTGAGTGTCCGTACCGATTGAACGCGCCCCAAACTGAAGAGGGGTGGCAGGCGTTGTCGGTGCTTGAAGTCTGTGCGGCTCAGCTTCGCATGGCGCAAAACACAGTGATTGGCTTGGATTTCAACGCATGGCGGCAAGCCAGTGAGGCGCTTGATGCAAACGTGCCTGCAATGTCGCAGCTTTTTCCTGCCGTCGAGGCTGGCCTGATCAGAGCACTTTCAACCGAGATTGAACGCTGAATTTTGATGGCGTGGCAATTATTTATTGATAGCTGAAAAGGCAGCGGCAGCAATGCGCACCATGCTCGGGTGCAGAGTGCCCAGTTTGGGAATCTGACCATGGGGCGCATGGGGTGGAATCGAAAAGTAGTCGTCGTTGTATGGTAGTTCCAGCGTATTGCTCAAGTTGAACTTGGTGTCATAGCTGAGTCCTGCACTGGCATAAGCGGCAGGATGCTCACTCTTGGTGATTCGAAATTCTCCGCTGTACAGGCGATCGGTTTTTTGACTTGTGCCATAGGCCACGCTCACGAAGATCCTTCCTTCGTCGTCTTCTTTGGTCGACGTGATGAGACCCGGTCTTGGTTTGGGTTTGGGGTGGATATTGTCAGGAAAGTGGCACCAGGCGATATCGCCCGCCGTTGGTTCTGGCCACCAACGCATCAGGTGCTTTCCATTTCAAAGAGCGTGCTGCGCACAGTGCCACCTTTGGCCTTGGGTGCTGATTTTTTGACTTGACTAAGTTGGACTTTGGTGAGTGCACCCTCATCGGCTTGGTATTGCGGCAAAAACTTAGTGGCCATCTCATGCAGTGCCAAATGAATGACTTGTGTTTCATCCACGCCCAACACTTCGGCTAAACGCTTCGTCGTGGTGCGAGTCACACCAGTCGCGCTGTCATGTTGGCGGTAGCGAAAGGCAATTT